TTAACTCGTAGTAACGATAGCAAAACCAATACCGCCATCAGTGCCTGAATTGCCAGCAGATTTCCAGCCTTGTCCTTTCGCTCCGACTGACAAATTAAATGTGACTACTTCTTCAGTCGTATTCGTATATTTAACTTTTAAGCGTCCACCTGAGCCGCCACCGCCGCCATAAGACCAACGTTCATCGCCAATGCCTGTTGCACCTGCACCACCGCCATTGACAGCCCCAATGCTTGATGAAATAGCTGTACCGCCAGCCTGCGTGCTGTACCGTGATCCAATGACTGCATCATTACCTTTTTGACCAATTTGAATCTCAAAGCTTGAATCAGCAGTAACAGTATTTGTGCCGCCCAAGCCAGCACTACCATTCGAATAGCTTGAACCATTACCCCAAACACCACCAGTGCCTTTTTTACCGCCACCCGCCGTAAATGTATTAGCTAAATAGCTGAGAACAATATTCCCGCCATCTGACCCATCAGGGCTTGCCGATGGTGAATAAACTGATCCGCCACCACCACCGCCTGCACCATACATATCTAAGATGATCGTTTGATTCGGCTGTACGTCAATAGTATGTGTGCCTTCATAATAAGTCTGAAGTCCCGCAGGGTATTTGCTTGTATCCATGATTAATACATTTACATACTTGTTTGGAATATACGTCAATGCGAATTTGAGTGACTCATTGCCCTCAGTCTTCTGATCTGCAACAGCAGTCAGGGTATACGCAGCTTTGCCGTCAGCACCGACAGTAAACTTGCCTGACAAAGCCGAGGGTGTAATATCAGCTTCTTGAATGCCTGTAATCGCCCAATCGACTAATGTGCCGACTGGCAAGCCTGTTGTATTTAAAGTAAAAGTGATTTGTTCACCTTCATTCACAGCGCTTTTATTCGACGTCAGTGTATATGTTGGCGCTGTTTGACCATCCTGCAAGCGTTGCCAAATGCGAGTTGTCTTTCCTTGTACAGTGCCGCCATTTGATAACAGCGATATCTGCCCAATAGAATCTGTAAAGCTATCGACACCCACTGGTACATGCGGCCAAAGCATCCATGAAGTTAGATAGCCAAAATATGTTTGAAGCTCAACTGCTGGATTCCAGTCTTTATTGTCAGTCATGTGTTTAGAGCCAACATGATAAATGCGCTGAACCAGTGCTTTATTATGCAAATTAAACAGCTTGAATAATTGAGTTGGATCATTTGGATCTAAGTTTAGCCCAGATAGTTCTACTGCATTCGCCAGCTCTTCTTGAACAGTATTTAAAAAGCCCGGTGTTACATAAGTTGCATCTTGACCCGGCAGATCCGCATTATCATGAAAGCCTTTTTTACCTACACCATTTACGTCAACGCGTGCATTCACGCTATCAATTCTTTTCATTGTTAATCCCAGTTGTAATAAGCGAAGCCAAAGCGGTTGTTCTTCATTGATCCAGTTTGAATCAGCCGTTTTGCACGTGTAATTTCATGTTCAATTTGAAAGCGTTCGCGCTGGAGGCGCATATACATCTTGCTGTTGCGGATATAAGTCAGAATCACGTCTGCATTGGATGATTGAACAGATCTGCGCTCATCAAGTGACAGCTGCGGAAAAGTTATTCCGCTGCCCAGATCCGTGATTATTTGTTTAGAAACAGATGTGTCATACCACCATAAATAGCAGTGTTCATCTACTAAATACGCAATGACAGGACGCATGCTTAAATCAAAACCTAAGCTTAATGCAGTAACATTCTCGACATTTAAAACAGTCTGTTCATGCTGATCATGACTGAGTTTAATAAAGCCATCTTCATAGGAACAGGTCCAAAGAATCTGATTCAGACCTGCTGCTGAGTCCTGTAAAGCAATACCACCAAGCTCAAAATCTATAAGAGGGTTATCACGCCACTGTGTTAAAAATTCTGAAATAACAGGTTGTGACGAAAGCGCATTATTCGGGAGCATAGTTTTCCCATGTCAGAGTAAAGCTGTAAGTCAGAATTGTTTCATCATCTTTTGGGATCGGTGGGTCTACTTGCCAGTTGAATCCACAACTATTTTCACCCAAGTAATTAAAAGCACCACCGCACATCAGCCCATACAAATTTGATGAGAAAGACCTATGCATACTTACTATATTTGCTTCTGATGATGAGATAACTTTACTCGCTTTTAAACCATTGTTTAGCTCAGTATGAACTAGACTATTAGTTGTGAATTGAGTGGTTACAGCTCCGGTGGGTGCGGTGGGTATTGAACCACTGCCAATACCGAATGTGGTTGAGGATGCTAGGCTAGCATTTGCTGCGTATCGTACAGCTGAACTGCGCCATGCTGCGCCACCACTTGAATATGAGCTAAATCTAGGTCGTGCTACATAATTGTGAGAACTAATAACAGCTCCCAATTTATCAACTAAATTAAATGAACCAGTTGATTCTTTTGGATATATACGGACTTCTGAAATCACATCTAAGTATTCGTCAGCAAGCACAGTAATCGTTGTTGGATTTCCTGCCGTATCTTTGATCAGTGCTCTGTTCCAAGCGTTGCTATTTCCCCAACCCAGCATGACTTCTGAAATATTTCCTGTTGCAACACCCACGGCAAAACGCCATGTCCGGCGGCCATACCAATAATAAGGCTCAGTGGTGACTTGAATCCCCCCGGTATCTGCAGCGCCCGGTGCAACAGCTGTTGTTGATGCCAAGAAGTTGTCAAGTGCAACTTGTGAAGCATCAGTAGCGCTGTTGCCAGTTCCAATGCAGCAGCGGTCAATCCACGCGCCGCCCGCCATTTTAGCAAGCCCGGTTGTTAAGACTAAATTAAAAAAATCGGGTGTTTCACGAGCGATCTCACCTGTATTAGCTTTGCGTGCAACTAATTTAAATACGGCACATACGCCAACATTTACATTAAAATTCATATTTTTTCTCGAATAACATCATGAATAGAAAGTGAAACGCCAATTGCCTCATCAACGCTGGTTTTGATGCGCGGTTTTGAAATAACGTCATGTACTGATAAAGAAACACTGATGTTTTCTTGCGTACTGAATTTAAGCAACTGACGTGAAACGACATCATGAACTGTCAGCTGCACGCCGATGTTTTCAGTCAGTTCAGTTTTCGGCGGATGAGTAACAATGACATCATGAACTGTCAGCTGCACGCCGATGCTCTCAACCGCTGGTATCTTTACGCTGACTAACTCCGGATCTGGACGCGATGCTGAATCATTTACAGCCAAGCCCGCAGAAACGCTCTCAACAAAATAGAGCGGATATAGCAATGACGTCTTAAACAGCAGCGACACTTTCAGCACATCAATCCGCAAGTAGCCCGGAAAATAATTCTGAATAATGCAGTCCATATCAGCAGGCGCAGTATCTGGAATCACAATCCGAACTTTGTACCGCAGCTGTTCTGTGTTCACTGGAGCATTGCAGGGCGATGTACACTGCATTGGTTTAAACTTCTTAAACTCAAAAAGCTCAACCCCAAAAATCTTTAAGACCTGATCGAAATAAGCGCGATTTAGCACATTGCGCGTACTGCGCACCCATTTCAGAATCTCAATGCGTTCTTCAATTGTTTTGCTAACATTGACCGTGCACTTCAACGGTAAGCCATATTCTGTCTCATACTCAGGCAGCAGTTCAGGCGGAAGCTCTTCCAAAACAGTTAAAAGGCGTTTGCCATCTAAATCCGCTTGAGCCAGCAGTTTTGCATGTGCGTAAACATCAACCGCCAGAGCATCTGTATTTGGTGATGCGTCATAGCCACCCGTAGGCAATAATTGACGCAAAACAGAGGCATAAAGCTGTGTGGTTTCTTCTAAATTCATGTGGCGGCACTCACTGCAACAGTGCCTGCACGCAGCCAATAGGTATGCATCCAATTCACTTCAGGCTGAATATTGGCATTGGGTGTCAGCGTGACATCTTCAACATTTGCCAGCGCCATAATGCGTGAAACCAGTACATTGGCTTGATATTCTTCAACTGGAGCCAGCTCTGCTATATAACTGCGGATCGTGCTTTCAACATCGGTGTAATTCACCCCAGTGCCTTTCACCACTGCAGATAAATCAATAAGCTGCTGAGTCGGTGAATACACCCGGCAATCTGCCCAAAAACCAGCTTCTTCATCTAAAACCAGCTGCGCAGCATCAATTAAGGCTTGAGCTGGCAAGGTTGGCGGACTGCCGACAGCAGTAATGGCTACATCCATGGAACCCAGCTCGCGGCGCTTTTTATAGATATATACTTTGCCCACACCAGCGACAGACTTCATGGCGCGTTCAAGGTCAGATTCACGGTCACGCGCTTGCCCCAGCTGCTTACTTTCCAACATGCGGGCGCGCCATGCTTCAAGCTCTTCTTCATCTGAACCGCCCGCAATAGACACAACTTCAGCAGTACCGCTCAAGCCCGCAATCGGACTGACCCAAAGCAGTGAAGCGCCTGTAAAGTTCCAAGACGCGCCAATCTGATCCGCAGTGACACTAATTTCAGCGGTAATGTTTGGCTGAACGACTGTAGTAGAAACAACGCTCCAGAAGTGGCCTTTGCCATCTGTCAACTTTGCTCCGGCTTCAATCGTAATTTCAGCATTAGATTTTGCTTTGACCGTGCCTGCAGAACGTGTGCCGCCTAGGCGCGGGACTTTGAGTTCTTCAGCGTGAATGTAAAGGTAAGGCTCATCAGCAGTCTGAACAAACAGCTGTCGTTGAATATAAGCTTGGTGATGATAAAGGCCTTCAACCACTGCAGCAGTACCATCAGCACGAATCGACGCATCAGAATCAGCTGTAATTGTCAGACCCGTTTGATTGCGGATCTCTTGAACAATGACCAGATGCAATTTTGAAAAGGAAGGAATTGCATACATTGCTTAGCCTCCAACCGGAACAAAATAAAAAATCTTTTGGCTTTCACCCGTAATTCGGACGGCATTAATGGTTAAATCGACACGGCTTTTTTCTGACTGAGATGCAGCAACAGTGATTGATTCAAAGCGGGATGGTACTAAGTCTTCAAGCGCTTCTTCAGCGTACTGTTTTGCAAGCAAAAGATTGCGAGGCAAGTCTTTACTGCGGTTCAGAGTAAAAAGGCGGCTTCCTAATTTAGGATTCGCCCAGTATTTCCCGCGGTGAATCCCAAGGCGCTGGCATACGCACTGCACATCATCATTGACGAATGCAGCATCTAGGCTCAGCAGTACATAATCTTTGTTTTCTAAATCAATCGTTGCCATGTCTTCACCTACATTGGTTTATCTGGTGTTGAGCTATTGCCATGCTTATGGCTGTTATATGTATCGCGCATGTCCTGCATAGAGCTTGCTTGATCGATGACATCTCCAGTGGCCTGAACTTTGCCATTGACGAACAAATCACCCTCAACATGTGTGCCGTCTTTCTTAAGCCAAACGCTGTGGCCGTATTGGTCATAAATGCAGGTTTCACCCTCATCAACATGAATCACAATGGGTGCGCCATCGGTAGCAATCACAATCGAGCGGGATGTTTTGCCCTGCAGGGGAATTACCACTACACGGCAACCATCTGGTATGTAAGAGCTGAAGCCGACTTGCTGGACTAATTCAGTTTCATCCAAGACTTCGCCAGCAAAGCCCGTCAGCTGCAGCAGTTTTGAACCACCGCGAGCCACTACACCCAAGAATGTCTGACGGACTTGGCCCATGCCGCGGGCAATTTGTCGCTGCATAGAGCCAATCATTTTTGTGCTCCAGTGGTTTTTGCTTTGTCTTTATTGGTTTTTTTACGCTTAGAGGTTTGCTTGACAGGTTCTTTGTGCAGCAATGGCTGCGCCCAGTCGCCTTGACGCTTCATCTTCAGCTTTGTGGTTTTGCCCTCAGCGCGTGAAAGCATGAGCGTGCGGCCGTAAACCGCCCATTTGGCAGTGGCATTGCTTAAAGCATTGGTTTCTAAATTTAAGTACCAGCCGGGTGTCCAGACTTTGCCGTCAATCGTCCAGCCGCTAACTGTTGCATCCAACGAATAGGCTTGCAGATCATTGTCTTTTTTGATTTTTTCTAATGCTGCATCTGCTTCAGCTTTGGTCTCAACATCGCCTAAAGAGATGATTTTGAGGCGGTTAAAGCCATATTGAGTGTTGCTGGTGGCCGTAGACAAAACATGGCTGCCTTTCGTGTCTTGGCCTAAAATTTTGATTTCATTAAAAACACTGCTGACATCATTCACATAAGACAGGTCAAGCACGTTGTTGCTGTTATCTAAAGGCTTGAGCAAACGTAGTGCAGTTTGAACCACATATGGAGCTGCAAAAGGATCACCCACGACCAGCGTGCCGTCTGGTTCAAGCCACACATGCTGGCCCGTAACTGCTGCGGCTTTCGCAATGGCATCCCATAGCGCTTCACCGGGTTCAACAGAGACTTTATTTTTTAACCATGCATTATTTTGAATACGTACATTATGAATTTTTGCGCCTAAGTCACCTGCTAAAACATACTGTGACAGCAGCGCTTCTAAAGTGAGCTGGCGCCCGCTAAATATAGGCACAGAGCAATCAATCAGCTGTCCAGCCAAGTCGCGTCCGCTGATCTCAAGCCCGTAACCGTCACGGCTAACCGCTTCAGCAACCTTGTCGGCAATCGAAGTCAGCACAAGCTCTTTGTTGTAAAAAACTTTGATGTCTTTGGCGCCAGCAATATCATTCGGCAAAGGGTCGCCATCCACCTGAAACAGCTTAAAGCTCCAGTTTTCAGCTGGGGTATCAATCTGACTGTCAATTGAAATCGCATCCCAGCCGCGGATTTGATAGCCGCCAATCTGTAAGATAATTTCATTGCCCTGATTGTCTTTTAGATTATCTTGCATAGACGGTCAGCTCCATGCCAGGGCGCAGTACCGCCGGATTGACCAAATCAGGATTTAAGCGGAGGATTTCGCTTGCACGGCTCATATCTTCATACAGCTGATGCGCCAGCCAATGCAGGGTGCAAGGCACAGTAATCACTGTTTTAGTCACTGGCGGGCGGATTTCAATCAGTTCTTGAATCTGTAAATGCAGCTGATCAGCCGTTTCTTTATAGACTTGAATTTGACTGACAGCTGTTTCATTCAGCTCAGTCGCTATCTGCTCACGCTCAGTATTAATCGCCGCTTGAATCTGCTGGCGGTTGTTCTGGCGGATCACAGCCAAGTCAATAGGCGTCAGGCTGCTTTCTTTATTCTCAGCCAGCTCAGTACGGACGTTTTCAATGACTTTTTGAGTGATGGCAACCGTTGACGCAACTTGTGTGGCACGCCACAGCTGCTGCAGTTGCGGTGAAGATTTGTCATTTTGAAATAGCTTTTCAAAACGCTGCACCCGGTAAACCAAATCACGCCATTTTGACAATGCAGAAATATTGGCATCGAAAGTCACCAGCCCGCTAACGTCATCAACTAAGCCAACAATAAAGTCTGCCGGGGCAAGTACATTTTCAATTGCAGTTTTGGCTAGATTCAGGCCATCACGAAAGGTATTGATGCCATTGCTGACATTATTCACCGCATCAAAAAACTGATTCTGATCCAGCACTTTCAGCTTTTTTAAATACTGTTCTAAAGCAGATGCAGGTTCATCAATAATATCTTCAGTGTAAATTTCATCCAGTACAGCAACTGGAACAAACAGCTCGCGCTTCTTGTCTTTGGCCTGAATGAATTTGATTGAAATGGTGCATGAATCAACATTTTCAGCATTGTGGTCAACTGAATAATCCACCACATTCACTTGCATGATGCCGTAGATCGGGTGGATCAGTTCACCCGCACCGGTTTCTAAAAGCGCAGCTTCAAGAGCATCAACCCAAGTTTTATAGTCATCGCCAGCATAAACTGCATTGATCGAGATATTGCGCGGATTGTTGCCGACGTCTTCAATCTCAGCCTCGTTCGAATATGGGGCTTGTTTTACAGCAAGGGATTTAGACACAGCATCATTCGTCGACGTGCATTCAAACTGCACACCGCGGAAACTTGCATCCTGTAATTCTGTCGCCCAGCCCATAAAAAAAACCTCCATTTGAGGAGGTCATTATTAGAAATTTAAAGCACTTATATCAGGCGGAAAGGCTTCCTTTTATTTTTGCCCGAATGACAATAAATTAAAGCCGTGGCGTTTTTCTTCGGCGGCTGCATGGTTGGAGATATCACTTAACAAGTTGCCTGTACTGAATGGCAAAGGCTTGTTTTGTGCTGTAGTCGATATTAATGTGCTCAATTTATTAGAGATATCTTTTGATAGCTGATTCGCTTCCTGCTGCTTAGCTAAAAGTTCAACACTCTGTTGATTTTGCTGATCAATTGCAAATTGAACTGCATCAAATTTTTTACCATCACCACCAAACATTTTATCGACAGCACTGAATAAATAATTATCGACTGGCTCCATGATTTCTGAAAAACCATATGCTGCGCCAACAAGTCCAGCTGCTTTTAAGCTATTTGCACCTTTTACTTTGGGTTTGCCTTTTGTTTTGGTCAAATCAGGTAAATCATCTGGTGAAGCTCCTTTACCACGACTTAACACAGCACCAGTAACACCAACTGCAGCCACCGCCGCCAATGCTACTGAAGCTTTATATGCAGAGGCAGCTAATTCCTCATGCTTTTGCGCCCAATCAGTAATATTTTCTTTAACTTTTCCTAACGTTTCCGATACTGAATCATAAGCTTTAGACTGAGCAAATAATTTTTCTTGATCTGCGGCTTGATCTTTAGCCCATTCTGTCTGACGAATCATCTCAAGGTCTGAATTAACCGTGCCTGATGCTGAACTAATATTTTTTTCAAGTTTTACGGATTGATCTTTATTATAAACAACAGACATTGCTGCTAATAAAGCTTGACGGTCTGCCAAAAACTGTCCTAACTCACTGCCCATAGCAATATTGCTCATATCCTCAAGTTTTGCTTTACGATCTTCTGGTGTCTTGGCAGCCTTAGCTTCTTTTTGAAGCTCAGTATATTGAGGATTATTTTTTAATTGATGTTCAAGCAGTTTTACAAAAGCCTCAACCCCATATAAGCCCTGTTCACGTTGTTGAATCGAATAAGTTGTCCAGTCAAATTCTTGACCTACTACTTTTCCTTTTTTATTCTTAATCGCTTTAGTTGGCAAACCATCAGTGTTGCCAACTTTATCTGCCAAAGTATCAGCCAATTCACGACTGGATAATTTTTGGAGCAAGTTGACAACATTATTGCCAGCTTCAGAACTATCTGCAGCAGTGCTTTTTGCTACTTGGTTTAGAGTTAATAATTTAACCAAACCAGCATCACCAGAATAACCAAAAGCATTCGCCATCGACATTTGACTAGGTAAGAATTTCGCTAAATCTTTGTATTCAAAACTACCAATTTGACCCGCTCGCATAGCACGATCTTGTGCTAAATCAAGATTTTTGACCCCAAAACCTTTCATAGCAATAGTCATTTTCGCTGCATCTTCGGTGTCAGCACCCGCAGCAAAAGCAGTTTTTGAGGAAGATAGTAAAGCTGCTGAAACGTCAGATTCATTATACTTACCAGATGCCATTAACACGTTTAAGGCGGCTGCAACATCTTCACGCTTCCCGCCACCATTACGTACAGCATTTTTAACAAAACCTTCAAAATTAGCAGTTTTAGCTAAACGTTGCTCAGCTGTTAAGCCTTGTCCACCAGTTGCTGTAGCAGTGATATATGTCATTAATTGGGCATAATCACGTGGCTTTTGTAATGCACCTGATAGGACAGCACTGCCAGCAACAGTTGCACCTACAACTGCGCCAGTACGCTGCAGGGTGCTCATACCGCCAGTTTTCTGAATTTGCTGAATCTGCTTTTCTGCTTGTACAGTTTTACCTAACTCACCGTTTAACGTTGCGACACGCGATTTCATGGCTGCATATGCGCGTTCCATATCTTTAGCTGAAACAACACCTTGGCGCTGTAAAATACTTAGCTGTGCATAACTGTTGTGTGTTTTCTTAATCTCAGCATTAATCTGCTGTTCAGTGCGAATGCCCAGCTTTCGGGCAGTATCGACTGCAAGCGCTTCACGCTTTTGCGCTGTAAATGCTTGACCTTGCTTACGAAGTTCATCACTGAACTTTTTAGCATTATTAATTTGCCCGGCTTGAAGGGGTGCAAGTTTCTGCTGTTCAGTATTTATTTTTTTAACAGCAGTGAGCTGATCCGCAGCTATACGCTTAAGCTCAGCACTGGCTTGCTGTCCTTTTAACTGAAGCGTTAATGAAACTACGGAATTTTTGCTCATCGTTTAGGCCTTTTGTTTAGAGTGCTTGCGCTTGGTTGCTACATAAGTCGTGCCAGTACTGGAACTGCTTTTCGGGGTATTGCTGGCGCGTGATTTTCTTTGACGTTGAGGATGAGTATTGTTTGGCCGCTCATCGGTGAGTATTGCGATTGCAGTATCCATGGGCATCTTTTCAATCGCTTCAAAAGGAATGCCCACAGTTAAAAGAGCGCGGATTAACCGCGCTCCCTTATTTACTCTGCGGCTGCTTCCTTTGCTTTCAGCTCAGCCAGCTTTTCATTCAGATAATCAAGGTTAGAGCGGGATGAATTGCCCAGCATGTCATAGGTGATTTTATGCTCTTTACCATCCGCATCCACCAACTTGGTCATTGCAGCAAGGTCAGTGATACCAATGAACTGACCTGCTTCACTATCGGCCTGCGCCTGCATGTACTCAATTGCAGTCAGCTGGCGCATAACCACTTTTTTGCTCTTAATTTCCGTCTGGCCGTCTAGCGCCTTCAGTGCGACAGGAAGAGTGCCTTCAATTTGAATCATTTAATTATTTCCTTATACATTTTCTTGGATGTAGCTCAATGCAAAGCCTTCAAGGTTTCGGCGTGTTTCACCCGAAACATCATAAGAATCACTGATGGTTTGCACATTAAAATCTGTGTATGTTTCACGGAAATTGCCTGACTCAGATTCAATGCTGATGCGAGCATCCGCAACTTCAAGCCAATCTACTTCATCCTTGCCATCAGGAATTACCACAGCAACAGTAATGGCATAGGTGCGAATGCCTTTTGCTGTGTGCTTGACTTCACCTGTGCGGTTCATAGTGGCCACAGGGCGGCGGCCTGTCGTTTTGGTTGATGTAAAAGATGCACAGTCATAGTCATCACCGTTTACACCTAAAATAATAAAGCCAACTGATTCTTCAGCCATTTGTATAGCCTCAAATTAATGTTGGCCTATTTTTTCTGAATTTATATTGTGATATCAGGCGGAAGGACTTCCATTTAATTAAAAAAAAAGCCCACCGAAGTGAGCTTTTTTTATTTGACCAATTTAGGCCTCAATTTCATTGACGGATAATTCACTTGATGAATAATTTTCCACGGGTTTAATCTCATCCGAAAGGGTCTCAGCCATTTTTAATGCCTGATCTTGATCTTCCGCTTCAATTTCAGTGGTTAATGCAATGTGATGTAAAATTTGAACTCGAAATTTTTTCAATTTAATGATCCTTAATACACGTTTAAAGTCGTGGCAATTACATGCATGCCTCGCACCCAATAGCTTGGTATATCAGCATTAGCACGGGCTTTATCGTCACTGTCTTGAGTCACAGTCAGCTGATCTGCTGTCGCAGTGACATTTTCCAAAATTTCCGCTTTTTCAAGCTTAATGGCTTCAGCCATAAATACACTGCGAAGATTGCGGCGTGCAGCACCTGTATTTTTGCGGCGGCGTTCTTTTGAAGCAGCTGTACGCATCACAAGACGCACGTAGTCAATAGTAAGCGCACCATTGATGTCGAGCATGATGTCATCCGCCATGCCTGAATCAGGGTTTTTGCGGAATGTCGAAATCGCACGCACAATTTCAGGCGTACCGTCTGCACCTGTTTGAATAATGCACACGCCAGCCCGCATGGCAGCCTCTTGACGCTCAAAGGTCAGTTTGTATTTATCTTCAACAGCACCTACGCCTTCAAGATTCACACCATTAAATGGCAATGCAGGGTCACTGGAGTCCGCCAAAGCTGCCGCCATGGCTGCACTGATTTCAGCTTCTTGACCTGATGCCCCGTGATAACACACAGCAACGACACGGTAGCTGGTTTCCACAGGGGCTTGTGCTGCAAATGTTGTTGCCGCTTCAATATCTGAAAATGGAACAACTAAAATTGCAGGACGCTGTTCAATCGCATCACTGACAAAATTTAGATGATCAATCCATGCTTCGGTTTCATCGCCAATAGCAGGCGTTTTATCAACGGCAAGAATGGTATGACCCAATGGGGCAATAATTTCTGTAGTGTTATCCACATCTGGCACAGGCGCCTGCGGATCTGTTGTATTCATTGCCAAGGTAATGGCTTGAACATCAACAAGGCGATTGGTTTTCACCGCAGCTTTAATCATGCGGCCAACAATACTGTCAGTGCCGATTTTTTCAATTGCATCAGACTCATCATAAATCGCTACGGGTTGATCCATGACTTTGTCATCAGCAGTGATAAACAATACTTTATGCGTATTCGCAGGCAAGCCTGTACGCTGGGTATTGATGTTGACATCGGTATACATACCGGGTGTACGAATGCCTGCTTGAATAGACATAAAATTATTCCTTCAGTTCAACCAGATCAGACTCTATAAAGCCGTAATCTTTAGGGTCAAAATGGTAATTAATATTGATACGTTCTAACCATGCCTCTTCTTCAGCTTCCTCACGGATGCGGTCTGAAGCGGTGATGGTATAAGAGGTGCTAAATTCTTGCGCCAATACACTTAAAGACTGGCCGCGGGTGGAGGTATTAAAAATAGTTTTGACTCGGCCCAGCTCAAAAGGCGCTAAGCCTTTAACGCCTTGGCTGGATAAATCATTGCCAGTGAGCAGCTGTTGCACATGATGCAGCATTTGGAAAGTACCGATATCTGCGCCAGCACCATGGCGCTGAGACTCCTCATTACGCACTGAGTCTGCACCAACCAACACCACAAAAGTGATAGGCATTTTGGTTTTATTGACGCCGGTTTTTTCAGGCGTTTTACTGCCGTCAAAGGTCACCCAAATTGCTGGAAAGTGGCGAATAATTGCATCGATACCATCATCAAACTCACCACCATAGGTGTAAATTTCGCGAATCCAAGGCCACTTTTTTTCCTGAATTTGCTGTGCCATTACATCTTTAATGGCTTGCTCAATGATGGATAAATTCAGCATTACCAGCCTCCATTTCCAAAATCACGACGTCCTACAGCAAACTGCACATTATTGGACGAGGTCTGCACTGGCTTCGACTCTCCAGCTGGAGAACCGCCTAACGTCAGTTCACCTTTGGAAATTTTAGTTAAAGTTTTAATCGATGATTCAAAACGGTTTTTAATCGGATCGTTATCAGACAGATCACCAGTGACTGAGTAATAACGTGCCAAGTTGCAACCAATATTCACTAAAAATGGAGGGATAACCTGCAACGGCAGTGGGTAGCGGCTACCCACATAAGCATCAATCTCGCTGTTGGCTTCCTGCATAGCTGAATCCAGTTTCTCCATATTGATTACACCCTGATAGGGCTTTTCAGTATCGGTCAGCCGAATCAGCAGGGTTTCACCAAACTTACGCTTCATAGCTTCTACCGTTGCGTACATTCCTTATGCTCCAGTTGAACCGACAGCCATTTGCCACAAGCCATAGCCAGCTGCACCGCGTGCTTCAGCGCCAAACTTAAACTTCTTGCGCATAAATACAGCATCGCTTGAAGTATCAGTCTGCTGCACAAACACAGGCTTTTTACGCGGCTGAAAGATGATAGGCTTCACAGCTTTACTGGCATCGAGCAAATGCCATTCGCTATCCGTTTTAAGCCAGCCCACTGCAAGTACTTTGGCTGTGCCTTTGTACGGGTTGGGTTTGCCATCTTCCAAACGGTCAACAGTCATTAGCGCATTCGCGGTATCTTCAAGCGCAAACGGCACAACCAAGACGCTTGGAGTCAAGTTAAGCGGACGGCCTTCATTGTCTTTCACACTGCGCAGCATAGTGCGGGCAGTACCATAGCTGGCTTTTACTTCAGCCAAAGTGTCAATTTTTAATGGCACATTTAAACGGTTAGACACCAATTTTTTGGTTTTGCCTTCACCGACTTCATGGTTGGTGGCGTAGAAGGTTTTCCCGTCATAGCACTCCTCATCAAAGCCGCCAGTAAGGGCTGCAAAGACTAAATCATCCGCCCATTGTTTTGATGATTCGCCAGCCATTTGAGCTTGAGGCTTGTAGATGCCAAGGTTGTCATCTTCAATATCGTTGCGGTCAATTTCAACCGTTGCTTCAAAGTCATCGTTGACGATGGTGTAAGCATGACCTTTAAGCTGATTAACAACTTTATCACCCAACCATTTGCGCAGTTTGGGGAACTTTTCAATCCACGCATAAGTATTGGATGAACCATTACTTGGCACTTCCATTGCAACGTTCGACCACTGACTAGGCGCTGCTTCAAACGCGCCGTCAAAGACTTTTTTAATACTGGTTGCAAGGGTATTAATTACATGCTGCGCATTTTTTTCATTAAAAATCATTATTCAATCTCCACCCATACAAATTCAGGGTATTGCACATCAAAGCCCATAAAATGACCCGCTACTGAAAGCGTATTTGTCCCATCTGTTTTCGCAATGGTTTGGTTGTCTTCCATATAAACCACTGCACCCAAATCTGCCTGAGTCACAGGATCTGTTGTTGAGTTACGCACCAAAAACTGTTGTTTGCGACGAACACACGCCACAACATCACCATCTGCACCGGTGTTTTCAGCAGAGTGATCCCAAATACCGAGGCAGTTTTGATCAGCGCCACCTACATCTTCTGAAGCGATGGCATAGCCGCTAGCATCAACTGCCGCAAAAGTCCCTTGCAGAACCAAAGCCATTGAAGCTAAAGCCACCGGCATTAATGTCCCGCAACGCATTTCAGTAATGATTGCTTGTTCTGTTTTAGCCATGGTTAATTTCCTCAAAACCCAAATTGAGCGTCAATTGATGCTTGAACATCATCTACAGCTGGAGGTGTTTTAGCTTGACCACCCCTTAAATCGATTTGTTCGGTCTGTTGCGAGGTGAGTGCTGCAATTTTTGGTAAAGCTTCAAGCTGCGCCTTTACAAAATCAGGGTTGGTTTTAGCCTGATCCTTGTACCAACCAATAGTTGCTTCGCCAGTCAAGCGGCCGTCACCGCAAGCAGCAACAATTAGGTCGTCAATTTCTTTGGATTTAGCCGCTGCATCAGCATTACCAGCTTTTTGAACCGCCTCTTGGTAAACCGCCATCGGCACATATTGGGCTGGATCAACAGCATTTGAGCTGTTGGCTGCAATTTTCAGCTGATCAATAGCATTCAAGGCGTCATAAAGGGTTTGACTATTGGCTGCCACAGCAACACCTGTTTTTTCTTTAATCTGCGTTTTAAGCTTATCCAGCTCAGCAGTAATTTCTTCTGCGGTTGCTGACAGAGGCAGATTCAACATCCAACGCAGCTGTTCTAATAACTCTTCCATTGTGGAATCCTGTTGTGGTAAATCTTGGGAAAAAAGTTCCTGAGCCGCAGCAGCAAGTTTTGCTTCAGGCAGCTGGTCTAATGCAGGGGTATTGGTCAAGGCAACATTGATTAAAGCCGTAATGTCGCCCGTCTTGGTGTACAAAAAGACTGGGGAAATATATTTATATTCTTGGGCTTCTATATGCGTTTTTGCTTTATCGAGCCACTCAAAGTCAGTACTACATAATCCAACTCCTTCAACATAAGTAAACCCCGCTGATTTCAGCCAGCCCGCAGCAGGTGCAGGTTCACCCGTGGTTTTTGATTTTAAAGTGGCGTGCTCATAATCAATGACCATGTCAATTTTGCGCTGATTCAAAGCCGCAGCCATTTGATGGCCACGCTCTGGGGTAAGTTCCCAGTGGGGCGCATCATAAGGACGTCCATCAATCTCACTACGAAAAACACCTTCAGGTATCAATACAAAGTGATCTGATAAATTTGATAAGTCGAATGAGCACGAAGCTGCGAGAAGATTATTTTTCATGCAGTCAGATTAAAACCAACTGCATAAAAAGATCAGGCGGAAAGGCTTCCGATTATTTTTTTATTATTTAAAAGCTTGCTGTAGAAAATAACTTGCAGTGTATTCAACGGCATCCTCAGCTTCAGGCTGTAAAAAGCCTTGGCTGTCCATGGGTAAATATGGACGGGGTTTAATTTCAACTTTTCTATTGCGACCCGCAAAACCACCCCACTGGTGAATGGCTGCATAGTCTTTACTTTGTCCAGATCCAGCACCTACCGTTGCAGATGTCTGATCATGGTCACCTTGAACACTGTCGCGTAATCCACCCGGAGAGCGCTGTAATATGCCTTGCGGAGTAATACCTTGCTTGCGGTAAATTTCTAGCGTCACTGGTGAAAGTCCAGCCCATGCCGGGCGGCCATTGGCATGAAAGTTCTGTAAAGTCTGACTGACTAAAACACGCTCCAAACTGGCTGCTAGTGGTGTTGTATCACTCATGTGTGCCGCAGCATCAAGCAACGTCTGACGTACATTTTCATCAGCAATCTGCATAAAGCTCATACTTGCACCTGCATAATTATTAAACTAAAATCATTGTATAAAGTGCGTTTTTGTCGAAGTAGGCTACTGGAAGCCAGCCGTTCGCGGTATACGCGGGTTCGAATCCCGAACAGACAGAAACGCATTTTTTATTTCTTGCTGACCAAAAACTCATAGTCTTTACTGTTCTTCAGATTAATTTCCTGCTCAACCACAATCGTCCGAATCAAATTGCCTACAATTTTCTGTTTATTGCCAGCTTCATCTTTACCTTTGATGCTCTGGTTGAGCTGCAGCACCAATTTGTAAACCACGCCTTCAACCTCAATATCAAACACCAGCAGTGCCGCGTTATGCCGTACATCCCAGTACAGGTCATGCTTGCCGCTCAAATGACTGACGATATTTTCAAACCATGCTGGGTCATGCAGTTTGCGTTCTTTGGCTATATGACTAATGGTGCCTTTGTCATGCACGGTGATTGCCGCACTTGCCAATTCAACCCGCTTTTTCTTCTTCAGTGTTTCCAAAAAGAAGGCATCAATTACACCTACGTTGTGCATTTCACCTTTAGGCTTAAGCGGATCTACACTCTGAATCCATGCTTTGACGTCTTCATTCAGCTGCTGAACAACCTCATTATTTTGCAGCGTTTTACCAACCAACTTGGATGCAATAGACGGTTCAGCAGAAACAGCTTTATCCAGCAGTTTTTGGGTAACTAAAGTACTTGGAGAACCCGTCCAGCCTGCATCTGTAGAGAACACAGGCAAGTCTGGAAATTCAATCCGCGCAATTTGAGCAACACCGCCATGACTAACATCAACGTCATACAGTTTGAGGTAACCATCACTGCTGCGGACTTTGATGTTTTGATTTTTGATGTCAATTTCCATCATCTCATAAGAGGTGCAACGGCACTTGTAGCCATTCTTTGGCTTGATATATTGCCAAGCCGGGTCAGACTTGCGCATAACAACACCATGTAATGCACGGTGAGTTGCTCTTGTAAAATTATCGATAATTGCACTGTAGCCAACGTATGGGAAAAGCGGATTGTCGTCCCACATCACAGACTGCCGCCCGGCTTCATAAGCCTGCGCCATATTGGTCTGGTAGATGGTTTTTAAACGGTATGGATTGCCCAGCTGAACTTCACGCTGACCATCTTCAGTTAATTTTTCCTGTTTTCCCCACCAGCCGCGCTGCTTCATTTTGGGTTCAATTTCTTGAGACCAGCGTTTTAAATCCCAGCCATTTTTTTGCGCATCCAGCAATGACTGGCGCACATCTTCCAGCAGATCTAGCCGAGTCATGTGCGCAACCACAAAAGCCTGATTGTGTGCATTGCCTTGCACTTGCCACCAGTCTTCTGAGGGCATGACTTTTTTCTGCTGAAGATATTCAATGGCTTTACGTGGGGGCTGACCAAATACAGCCTGCATAGTCGGCTGATCCATTATTCATCCTCAGACGCAGCTTTACGGCTTTCATGAGCAGATAATTTGCCCAGCACATTACTGGCAAAAATCATCTGCTCTAGATCATCCTGCAAAGCATCTAAATCTTTATCTGGAGACATCTCTGCAAGCATGGCTAGAGCTGCATCAAGGTCTTTCCCTTGACTCAGTTGAGCAATCAAATCAGGTAAAAATCTTTCAGACTGTGACTGCAAATGATCATTGCTGAGGCTGTGCTGCATTTGCTGATCCAGCAATGCCTGCCCGCGAATTGCTGCAGCCTCTGCGGGGTGCATCGCAGTTGGTGCATTTTGGTTCAGTGCAGCTAAATTCATCACTGGATAACCTGCATACTGAAAACTGTTTGCTGCCACTTGAGCAGGCTGCACACGGGCAAGAATCGCCTCTTGATCATCTGCAGGCATTGGAATGCCTGCACGTTCATGCGCCCATGTCAGTGGAATCCTCATGCCCGTATCGACCATTTCACCTAAAGACTTACTGAAGCTTTCTAGGTCTTCGGTATCAGAAGTATCAAACCAGAACTTTGGGTAACGGTCAGGTGTGATATTCGGATAATTAATCTGCATCATTGCAGAGACTAGACTGTCATTGATTGACCGTGCCAACTGCTTAGAGTCTGATTTAACAATGACTTCAAATTGATTTTCATGGGTTTTACTTTGCGCATTGGTGCTTGTTTTGCCATCTGCTTGTGACAGCAATGTACCGCCGACAATAATTTTAGATTGGGTTTGCTCACACCATTTCACCAAATTCATATGATTATTGGTGTCGCCATCGGTGGCATCATTAAAATCTATCGACATCCCTTGGGGAATAATGCCGCCCGCGTTACGGCCAATACTCATGACTGCACGCATCAAAGTCATTTTTTCTTCAGCCGTTGCACCAGCGGGATATTTGCCTAGTTTGGATGGCAGACCATAAGTTTCCAGAAACTCCATGATGTCGCGCACACCATAGTTTTTAAACAAAAACGGCCACGCCAATACGCGGAATAAACCGGAACGGGATACGTATCCAGATTTGGCTTTATGCCGATGAATAAACCAGCCGAAAGGCCAAAATTCAGCACCTTGCAGTGAGCCATCATTCAGGCGCAATTCATTTGGCTGCTCATGCGGGGTCATGATCAGGCGCGGCTGAATATGCTGAAAGCTCTCCGGCAGCCACAAATTTCCAAGCTGATGCCATTTAATTTCCTGAGCACTATAGCCATGACCCACAGCATCCATCGCTTCAAATAAGAACATTTCAAAGTCTTCAATGTCATCCAGCCATTCATAGACTTCTTCAGCAATTTTCTTTTCCTGCTCACTGGCGTTCTTTGGTGACTTTACCCCCCAAGGCAAGCCATTCACAGCCTGCTTACGCTTGGTCATCTCAGAAAAAATATGTCCGTCACGCTCTTCCATGTCGCAAAACAAATCTGCTTGGGCCTGCAGGTTGCCTTGCTCGGCATCGGTCAGTAGCCGATGCATACGCATTGGCGTCATGCCCACAACGGGATGTTCCTGCCATTGGTTGGACAGCCAAGCGACTTCTGCGGTTTGTGACGTTTCAAGTGCGGTGCGGTCTTGTTTTTTTGAAGAGCGGTCTTTTTTAGCCATGGCGGATGCAAATATAGAAAGTGGATTCTGCATCACAATAGGCAATTTAATGCCGATGAATCAGGCGGAAGAACTTCCATTTATTTTTATATTTTTTGAAAGCGCATAAAAGGCGTTTTAAGCGCTTTGGGCTTCTGCATGGGTCATTTATGCAGAAACTTGATTAAACCGCTAAAAACGCTTTTATAAAGATTTATAAATCTATAAATCACCTTGCTCAATAGTTCATGATGATTAATTCCTGTTTTACGCTCCGGCTGGCCGTAGAATTGCCCACGGTATATTTAATTTCAGCGGTATCAATATTCAAACCATCAAAGGTATTCCGCATGTCTGGATGGTCATTAATCGAGAGCATCACTTTACTTTTGCAAGTCTTCATCAGCTCTGCCATTTTTTCATACTGATCCAAACCAAAATCCACACCATAGCCAGCGAGTTTCCAATAAGGCGGATCCGCATACATGAAACTATGAGGACGGTCATATTTCATTAAACACGCATCCCAGCTCAAATGCTCAACTGTCACACCAGACAGCCTTAAGTGGGCTTCACTGAGCTGTTCTTCTATGCGTAGTAAATTGACTGGACGTGCTGTTGTTGCCGTTCCAAAATTCTGCCCGAAGCATTTAGCACCAAAAGCTGTGTGCTGCAGATAATAGAACCGAGCCGCACGCTGGATATCTGTCATCAAATCTGTATTGGCATTTTTGAGCCAATCAAACATTTGGCGGCTCACCAGTGCCCATTTAAATTGCCGTACAAATTCTTCTAAATGATGCTGCACGACTCGATATAAATTGACCAGTTCACCATTTAGGTCGTTAATGACTTCAACTTTAGACTGCTGGTCACGCATAAAAAATAGCGCTGCGCCGCCAGCAAATAATTCTACATAACATTCATGTTCTGGCATTTTTTTAGCCAGCTGCGACACCAGTCGACGCTTACCACCCATCCAAGGAACAATTGGTTTGGTTTTCACGATTTCACCTACTGCAAAAGCATTTCATTTTTTGATAGCCTGCAGTTACTCTGATCAGGGTAACGAGGCTTTGCCTGCGGTAGTGCTATACCAAAGGAGGCGAATCTTGCTCTAACAAGGTTCGTCGCCTCGTTTTATTATTCTTATTTAGAGTCATCGAATAAGTCGGAAAGTCTTCCAATATTTTTAAAGGTTATTAAATGCAATCGTATTTATATTTCTTATCAAGCAAAGCCGACTTGCATCTACTGTTAACTTTTAGAGCAAAGGAATTAACTCATGCTGAAAAAATTGACATTGTTCTGGAAGTTGAACGTCAATTAATGTCCTCAGAACATGCTGATAAGCATATTCATCTATTATGGAGAGGTGGATTTGCTGGTGATGGATTTACAATATGGTCTGAAACTGATTCTGAAAAAAGTCTTTCTCCAGAAGCAGTATCGGCTTTATTCAAAAATGCCGAATTAGTCTGTATAGATTTGCCGGAATATTTAGAAGAGAGAATGAATACAGAAGCCCAATTTATTGTATTTGCTGAAGCAGACTATGTAGACTTCATGTTAGAAAATCACAGTATTTAAAACTTTATAAAAAGATGGAAATGAGCCTATGAATAAGCCTAAATTTCAATATTGGTTTTTTATAATTTTTACTGTTGTGTACTTCTTAATATTAAACAGATATTTTGGAATTACCGTAGATAAAATTAAAGCTTTAGAAGCAAATGCACTAGGAGATTTCTTAGCCGGAACGTTTTCCCCCTTAGCTTTTTTATTCTTAATTTTAGGGTACCTGCAAAATAACAAAAATTTATCGCAAAATACTGAAGCAATTTCTCAACAAGCTATAGCTTTGAAACAACAAGCCGTATCTTTACAACAACAGGCTAAATCATTAGAAACACAGATTGCAGAGTTAAAAATTTCAAATGAAGCCTACCAACGCCAAGTTGATGAAATGGAGAAGTCTGTAGAAGCACAGCAAAATATGTTCCTATTGGCGGAAAAACAATATTTAGAATCTATTGACGAGAAAACTCAAAGTTCTATTCCACAATTAAGGCTTACTGGATCGAAATACAACCTAATTACCCATTATAATAACGACTATGAACATAGATTTGACCTAACTTTGAAAGTTCATAACCTATCCATAAAAAATCTAAAACTAAAAAGCAATTCGTGGAATATTACAAAAAGTGGTGGCGCTTACGATAATTCATCAGACTATGAAATACATTCTATCGATCCTAATTCATCTATTACTTTAATGTTTTACGTTAAAACTAACATTGTACCATTCACTAATAGCTATCTTGATTTAGATTATTATGATGAAAAAAATAATAAGTATATAAAACGTTACCAAATCATTAAAACATCAGATGAAGTTGTACTTCTTAAAGAGTGTATTTAGACCTACTAAATACACCCAGCTTCACTAAACCATCCATCATAATCATCATGATTCGCCTCCAGCTCACTGGCAGATGGAAGCGGGATAAATTCAATAGGACTGGACAGGTGCAGGCTGGCAAACCAACCCAGAATCATCGCAACAGCACCATCTCCATGGCGGTATAACTCAGGGTCTTTAATATCTTTGGTGCGTGCTTTGGTGACCATGTGAATGCCGTCTACCTCTTCAATCGCAGAGCAGTCATTCTTCAGGTTTTCATCACGCGGCAAATCAATCATATCTTCTTCAAAAGCCGTGACCAGCTTAGGTGTCCAAAGTCCATACCATGCACGGGTTAGTTTGATTTGATGTACCATATGCTCACCATATCTTTCCGCTGTATTTTCAGCGATGGTTTCACCAGAGCCAGTAGCATCCATGGCAATACCGCCAAAGCGTGGCAGCCGATCCAGCATGTACCACAGAATTTTTTGCTGTAACCGAGATGGCACTTTATGCATCTCAATGGCAAATGGTGCAATGCGGCGCAAGTCTTGGGCAATATAAAACGGCAAAATAAAACTGAAGTCGCGGTGACGCGCATAGTCTTGCCCAGCACAGTGCTGTTTGCGCTTATCCAGCTTTTGTAATTCAGGCTCTAAATAGCGCTGAATCCAGTCATCTATATATGCATCGCGCTCATCTGGTGTCAGTTCGGTAAAATCATCACCCAAAGTTAAGCGTAGGATTGTCCGCACTTCAGGCATGGCACGTTCAACCCACAGCGCAGGCAAGCACACGGATGATCCATCACGCGGAATGGCATCCAGCTCTTCACGCATGGCCGCTTTACGGCTGCCGTATGCTTTGCGGATTTTGGTGTACCATTTTTTCTTACCGTCAAGCGTGGCTTCTTTGCCTTGCATAAAGCACACGCGCTCATACAAGCCATTAGCAACGGCATCATCAAAAGTCACCACATGAACTTTGGCATCTTCACCAAACACACCATTCTCAATATCTTTGACGAATTGGTTGAAAGGATTGTTTTTACCGTTATGTGAGCTAATTACAGAGATGCGGCCACCCCAAATTAAAAGCGCAGTTGCCGCTTCCATCACGCCTTGAACATTGGGATGGAATGCTGCTTCATCAATTACCACCTTACCTTGCAGACCGCGGATGTTTTCAGGACGGCTAGATAAAGCAACAATTTGAAAGCCGCTGGAATAACGCACACGATAGGCTGTGATCTGGCGCGTTTCACCTTTTTCGTTTTGATCTTCAAAAAGGAACTCCTCAATCTGAGAAATACCTTGGCCTTGCGCCTCAGCAATTACACGTGAAAACTTGGCACAGTAGCCAATAAACTCAAGGCCTTTTTCTTTGGTATCGCCAATGTAATAAACGCTCATGCCGCCAGCTTCTTTGCTGGCAGCCGCTGTAAATACTGCATCAAAACTTTCAGCAAAAGTAATACCGGTTCGACGCCCTTTAGGGCAGGCCTTAATATCAGTCTTAATCTTCAGCCATTCAACTTGGTGTTTCATCAAAACACCTTCTTCAAATGGGTTTAGATTATCAGGCAGATTGCGGGCACGTTCTGGAAGTTCATCCCAGTCGATAATCCGAACGGTATCTTGCCGAGGTTTTGGTGCAGTCATTATTTAATACCCAATACTTTTTCACGCCAGAATTGAATTTGCTCTTCACCCATACCTTGAGAAATAGCTGCTTTTTTCAGGTTTTCATCCTGTTCTTTGAGCAATTCCTCACGGGCTTGACGCCGGATTTCATCACGATTTTCCATGGCTTTGGATTTGGTCATGATGGCCGCACGCGCTGCACGAGCAAGTGCGCCGACATCATCAATGCCCATTTTCGGCTTGTCTGGATCTTCACCATCATTGGTCAATTCATCCAGTGCGCGTCTGGTCACTACCGCCTGAACTGCTTGAGCCAGCAACATGCCGCCTTTGTCATCAGGGTCTTCGCCAAACTCCTTAACCAAAACTTCTGATGCAGCAGCAATTTCACGGAACTCCTTGGCTTCAGCTGCAAAGTTCTTTTTTTCACGGCCAAGTGCAGAACGGCTGGGAATGCAATCAACTGGAAACTCAGCACGGATTTCATCCATCATTTCATTCAGGGTGAAACGGTCTTCTTCCATCATTCGATAGATGAATTGACGCTGTTCATCAGTCAGTTTGCGCATAAAGGATTTGGACATAATTCACCTATGCTGAAGGACGTTTAATGCCATGAATGCGGGTGCGGTTTTCTACAGCATCTTGACCACGCTCAGTAAGTTTCACTACAAGCACAGCGGGGTCTTCCATTTCAATGCTTAAACAGCCTTGGTCTTTCAGCCAGTACAATTCAGTTTTGACTTGGTCGCGGCTAAAACTCAGACCCCAACGATCTAATCCGCTGTGCAAGGTTGAGCTATTGCCACGGTAAGATGGCATTTCATTCAATAATCGAAGCAGCACCAAACGCATTTCTTCTTTAAGCTGATTTTCAAAGCTCATGGTTCCTCACTTTTTATTATCGAGCAGATAGTTTTCAATACGAGTGACACCTTTCTGTACATTGCCAATACTCGTATTCGCCGCATTTAACTGGGATTTTATCGTTTCAACTTGACCCTCGAGGCGCGTAAGTTCAACCATACTTGGCATATCTCGAACAGTGTTTTCCAGCTCAACGACACGTACGCGCAAGTCCAGCATTTCTTGAGATGAAGCGCTTTGTTTCTTGATGAACCAGATATAAATACCAAGAACCGTGTTCACGATCCAGTTGGCTTCTAAAAAGTTAAACTTAAAGGATTCAAACATTCATAGCTCCTAATCTAAGCCTCACTCTTCAGCACGGTGATCAATATTTTTTTTGACATGTTGGTTTCTCTTTTTTAAATATTGAAAGCTCTGGATCGGGTGGCGTATGCAGTCATACATATCCATAACTGCATACACCAACACGACTACAAGGCGTTTACGCACTAAGACTTTAATGGCCATGTCTTAATGCCTTTGCTTTGATTGATATAACGTCCAATCAATCCACAAAATGCTGTCCATGCAATCAGATAAGTACGTACATTTTCTGGCAGCACCATAAGCAGCTCTGGAGGAATTGGAGTGGTAGCAAAAAAGACAATCAGGCCAAAGCACCAGTTGCTGATCCACTTCCATGAGTCGCGCCAATTTTCAACAATCGGGCCTGCATAGGTTGTAAATCCCAGTGACGCTGCAATAGGTTCAGGATTTTGTGCAATTTCAGCTTTAAGCTCATCTATACGCTGTTGATGGCGCTTGGCCTGATCCAGCAGTTTTTGCTTTGCATCAGAAAGCTCTAATGCCTTTTGATCAAGCTCACTTTCACGGGTGGAGAGCTGTAGACGTAGTTGCTGAATTTTGGCTGATTCAGCCTCAGCGGCTGTTTGCTTGGCTACACCATGTAGGGCATTAGCATCACGCACACCTGTTTCATAACCATCTTTCCACGTAAAATCCAACTGGTCATTATGCTCAGTCAAAGTACGTTCATGAATGTTTGAGAGCAGTTGAAATCGGGCAATATAGCGCTCAACTTTAGCCAGCTGGGCTAGGTTATTTTTAACTTTAGAAGGCATTTAATATCCTCCTTAAAGTTCAAAATGTGGTGAATCATATTCACCTTTTTCGCGGTAGTTGCCGTCATTATCCCAGTCAGCCCCCCAGCGGATCGACACATCTAATTCTTTAGCGGCAGCAAACATTGCTTTTGCAACCTGATCAAATTTAGATAGATCATTCCAGTCCACTGGATACGGCACCAAATCAACTGCTTTGCCTGTAACGTGTTTGCTGGAGAGTGGATTATTCAGCCATGTCACTTTTGCAAGTTTGGGCTGAGCATATGAAGCGGGTACGCCTTTAATTGTGCATTGTGCAGCTGTACGGCCTTTGCCGTAGTTGATATAGCATTGTTCTTTTGAGCGCACGCCTTCAACAACAAGAAAGTCTTGCTGGGTGATTTCAATTGCCCGTTTAACAACTTTGACCAAGTCAGGGTTTACATCTTCAAGGCGGCCAAGACTTAACTTTGAAAGTACAAATTTTTTAGGGGTATTTGACACAACAAAAAACCTCATCTAATGATGAGGTCATGGTGCTGCTTTTATATTTTTTATATCAGGCGGAAAGGCTTCCGATTATTTTTTAGCATAGGCAATTGTACATACAATAGGATATCCATCCTTATAATGGCTTGCATCAAGATCAAAAAAATAACCATATTGAATATGCTGTGTTGCTGGAGTTGAACCTGCTTTCTCATACTCATTAATTCTTGTAGATAATTCATCAATCACAGTCGGAACTCTATTATCTATATCTTTCCAAATATCTTTGCAAATCTTAAATGAAGTTGTTTTAGATTGCTCATAACCATTTATTTCAAATACTTCTACGATAAAGCTTTTCCAAATTTCTGAATCTTTATTTCTTAGAATTTTCACACTTTGCCAATCTGTTGATGGGACAAATTTAACATCAGATGACACATCACTTGGCAGGAACTTTACTTCAGTAGCTTCTGGATTATATCCAACCTGCATCGACGATAAATTTTTAATAGCAACTTGTGTTAGCTGAACAAAATCTATTTTTGCAACAGAATCCGACTCGCTATAATTTTTATTTATATAAGGGACTATTTCTGCAGAAGCAGATGTTTCTGCTTTCTGAGCTTCCTTAGCGGTACAACCTGCTAAAAGAAATAAGCCTAAAATTATAATTTTTTTCATTTTACTGCCATCCCATCAATAAAAATTCTTACTCGAATTGACAACTTTCCCAATAATTTCTACATCCGTAGACTCATCTAATCGTATCGTCATAGGCGGGTAAATTTTGTTGTCAGATATCAATAATAAAGACCCATCTAACTGCATTTGAATCCGCTTAACCCAAGTCATTTCACCAGATCGAATCACATAGATATGACCATCTTGCGGATCTTTTTCAACAGTATTGACTAAGATCGGCTCTTTATCAGAAATCGTAGGATCCATACTGTCACCACGAGTAATAAAAACCTTTAAATCCTTGGCAAAAAAACCGCGTGAACGAATCCAGTCTTTCCTAAAAGCCATGTAATTTGTTGGCTTATTTTCGGCACATAAAACTGTTCCATGTCCAGCCGAAATCAAAACATCATCATGAACCGGGACTACAGTAAAACCATCAATATCATCAAGGTTACTTTCTAGTGTTCTTAATTTATTTCCGGTAACAATATAATTAATATCTGCGCCAGCTTCTGCAATAGATGCAAGATATCCAGCCTTTGGCTGAGTCAAATCCTTTTCATAATCAATTTGGCTTTTCTTGGTCGTACCAGCCAATTCAGCAAAAGCAGGCTGAGTGTAGCCAAGACGCTCTCGCTCTTCTCTCAATCTTTGTCCAATAGTCACAAAAAACACTCCAAAATCATTGACAGGTAACCCATTAGTTACTATTGTGTGTCTAAAGGTTCTACTTAAACCGATTAAAGACACACAAAGGTGACCACACATGAACATTAAAACACCAGATCAAGTAAGACAGGAATTCTTTAATAAAGGGATTCCAATTTCTGATTGGGCCACTAAGAACGGCTTTGCTCCTCAAGAGGTATACAAAGTTTTAAATGGTCAAGCTAAAGGTAATTTCGGGCGAGCTCATAAAATAGCCGTAGCTCTCGGCTTAAAAAAAGTCACTGTTTAGTTACTTTGCACATATTTGCACATTTTTGCACATGGAGCAAGAGCGATGAAAAATGATTTTTTTGCAGTGATTTTTATGTTTTTAACATTTGTCGGGTTTTCAGGCTGGTACTTCGCCGAAAACGATAACGAAATTTTGCGCCAAGAACTTTCAACATATTCAGGGGCAGAGGTACGTAAATGAGCACAGTCAAGTCAGCTGAAAAAGTTTTAAAAGTGCTTAAAGCATTACGTGGTCACAGCCTTCAGGGCGTTACCAATCAAGAGTTATCCAAAAAACTGGGTGAATCGCCAGCTCAAACACACAGAGCACTGCAAACCCTGTTAGCAGAAGGCTTGGTTAAGAAAGATGAAAACGATCTTTACACATTAGGCACAGCGCTGGTGCAGATGGCTAAGGCACATGACAGCGAAATGGAAAGAGCCAAAGCGCGTATGGCCGAATACGAACAGCGCACCAGCGTGACATTTTAATTAGGGGTTCATCATGGACTTAGAACAGCAAACTACAGAAATAGCATTTTCTGAACATTCACAAAAACTTGGTGTGCTAACTGCGCAGCTAGGTTATCAAGGTGCGCTGACAGTTGGTGCTTTAGAAGATGAGATCCGCTTCTACCAGCAACGCTCAGTGGAAGCTGTTATGGAACTCGGTAAGCGCCTGCTTATCATGAAAGAAATGACCGCACATGGTGAGTTCTCGAAACGGATTGAAATGCTTGGTATTAGCAAACGAACTGCTCAACGCTTCATGTCTGTAGTTCTTAAATTTTCAAAAACGACATCGATGTCGCTTTTGAGTAAATCAGGCAATGGTACAAAACTTCTAGAGCTTATGGTTCTAGACGATGACGATATAGAAATTATTGATGCTGGTGGCAGTATTGGCGATGTCTCTTTAGACACCATTGAAACCATGTCTGTACGCGAGCTAAAACAGGCATTGCGTGATGCAAAAACTGCAATTGAATCTAAGGATCAGGACTTAAAAGCAAAAGATCAGGTTATCCAGAAGAAAGATCAAAAGGCCAATGAACTTGATGAAAAGCTGACAAAGCTCAATAGCCCTGCAGAAATTCAAAAACGCGCTGAATCTGAACCGCAACGATTCGCTGAAAAAGCTTTAGAAGAAATGAACAAAGCATGCATCACAATGCATAACGATACCGTTCGCTTCACCAACAGTATCAACTCAATTGTCGATGCCATCAATGAACATGAACTGTATGACATTCAAGACAGACTTGAAGCCAACGTAGTTGCATTGTTTCAGCAAATTGCACAGACAAGTGTCGATTTAGGCATTCAAATCGACTTCCAAGCAATGGTCAACCCATCATGGATGAGCACAGCGCCTTCTGAGCCGGAGGCAGAATAATGACAACTCCAAACTTAGCGGTGCAGGATTATTTACGCGAAGTCGCGTCAAAGCTCACAAATGCTGGGTTTGGCGAAAAAGGCTCAATCGTAGAAACAGCGTGTGATCATCTTAAGATCAGCAAAGCGCAGCTATACCGTGATCTAGAAACAGTTGGCTTTAAAACCGAACGTAAACAGCGCAGTGACAAAGGCAAATCAGTAGTGACTGCAGAAGTTGCAGAACAGATTGGCGGTATGGTGCATGTGGCAACGCGCGCAAATGGTAAACAAACACTGCCTATTACCACTGCGCTCAGCATCATGAAAGCCGAAGGCAAAGCGCCAAACGTTTCAGCAGCAACCATTGCACGTGTGATGAAAAATAATATGTGCCACCCAAAGCAGCTGGCAACGCCATCTGCGCATGCACAGCAAAAGTCATTGCACCCGAACCATTGCTGGCAAGTAGACGCTTCAATCTGTGTTTTGTTCTACCTCCCTCGCGGGGGCATGCAAGTCATGGACGAAAAGAAGTTCTATAAAAACAAGCCGGCCAATGTAAAGAAAATTGAAAGTGACCGCGTGATTCGCTACGTCATCACAGACCATTTTTCAGGCTCTATTTATGTTGAGTATGTCTACGGCAGTGAAAGCGCAGAAAACTTGACTGAAATCTTTTTGAACTGTGTTCAAAAACGTTCAATGCAAGAGCCTCTGCACGGTGTGCCTTTCATCCTTTATACGGATAAAGGCTGTGCAAACACATCAGGTCTTTTTAAGAACCTGCTTGAACGTTTGGATGTGACTTTTATTGCGCATGCAACGGGCAATTCACAAGCAAAAGGACAAGTTGAAAATGCTCAGAATATTGTCGAAACCCAATTTGAAGGCCGTCTTCGCTTTATCAAAATTGACAGCATTCAGCACTTAAACCAAACCGCTGCGCAATGGCGAATGATGTGGAATGAAACACAAATTCATAGCCGCACAAAACGTTCACGCAACGCAGTTTGGCAAACCATTACACCTGCTCAATTACGCATTGCACCACCACTTGAACTTTGCCAGGAACTGCTCAGCACTTCACCAGTAGAACGCACCGTCGATGCAAAACTCCAGGTCAGTTATGCAATCAAAGGCTATGGCTCAAGTGATTATGACGTCCGTCATATCGATGGCGTCTATCCAAAAGCAAAACTGAAAGTGGTTGTAAATCCGTACCGCGCACCTTCTATTGATGTCATCACTGTAGATGAACACGGCAATGAAGTGATTTACACCTGTGATCCGGTGCAGACGGATATGTTTGGCTTTAGACCAGATGCGGCCGTGATCGGTGAAGAGATGAAAGCGATGCCGCAAAGCGCAATTGATGAGAACCGCAAGCGCATCATCAAAAAAGCTTACAACGCGGACACTCTGGAACAAGCAGACAAAGCCATTGCCAAAAAGCATACCGCTTATGAAGGTCAGCTCAATGCCCTTGCTGATGTTCAGAAAATTGAAGTTCCAAGCTACATCCAGCGGGCTGGTGAGCAAATGTCTACCGCACAGCAAAAACGTCAGGTTAAGCCTTTTAATTTAATTCAGGCAGCTAAAGCAATACGCGGTCTAGTTGGATTTATGTGGAACGGAAATGAACACATGAATGCCCTAAAAGCAGCATATCCAAATGGTGAAGTGCCGCAGGAAGACATTCCTGTATGGGTTGAACAGATCCAGTCTGGTAATAGCAAACCGAAATTACGAGTAGTTGGGGAATAACGATGTCTAAGTTTAAAAAACTGCTCGATGAGCATTCGATAAGTCAAACGTGGGTAGCAAAGAAAATGGACGTTAGCCCGGCAACAATCAATTTAGTTGTAAAGCATGGCAAATATCCAAAAAAAAATGCTGCCCGTTTAAAGCAGCAATTCATTGATCTATTAGTCAGCAAAGGACTGGCTGAATCAGAAATTTTAACAGTAATGGATGCCGCAGCAATCAGTTCGGAAAACGACCAAGCCTCTGAAACTGAAAGCGCAGCACCCGCCCCACAAGAGGAGGAGCAATTAATGCTACTACGTAAACAAACCCTAACACCAGCGGCAAAGAAAAAATTTGCACTTTTCAAAAACATCTTTACAGAAAGCATTCGCAGCTCAAGTGAACTTTATAACGACAGTGACATTAACTATGTTCGCGAAGCCATGTGGCAATGCGCAAAAGGCAATACTTCATTTATTGCTGTAGTCGGTCAATCCGGTGCAGGCAAAACGACCTTACGTGAAGAGCTTCATGATCGTATTGAGCGCGAACGTGAAGCTGTTGTTGTGATTGAACCTTATGTACTTGCTACAGAAGACAATGATGCAAAAGGTAAAACGCTTAAATCATTACACATTGCAGAGGCAATTTTGTCAGCGCTTGCACCAAGCACCAATGCTAAACGTTCACCTGAAGCGCGTTTTCGCCAGATCCATAACTTGCTGAAAGAAAGCTGCCGTGCGGGCCATCATCATTTACTGATCATTGAAGAAGCGCACAGCTTGCCCATTCCAACGCTGAAACATCTCAAGCGCTTCCTTGAGCTGAAAAACAGTTTCACGCCATTGCTCAGCATCATCCTGATCGGTCAGGATGAATTGAAAATCAAACTGGCTGAAAACAATCAAGAAGTCCGTGAAGTGGTACAGCGTTGTGAAATTGTGACGCTTGAGCCTTTCACTCATACAACGCTGGTTGACTATTTACAGCACCGCTGTAAAGCAGCAGACCGCAAACTTTCAGATTTCATTGACGAATCAGGCATTGATGCGATTTGCGCAAAGCTGACTCGAAATGTAGGCCGCAAAAACCAAAATGAAAGCCTGCTATACCCGCTGGCGGTGGGCAACCTCATTACTGGCGCGATGAACGTTGCGGCTGAACTCGGTGCAGATGTCATCACACATGACTTGGTTATGGAGGTCTAGCCCATGACCTTTAATTTAAAGACAGCAATGCTGATCAATATTCCAATCTTCTTTTTATGCACTGCTTTTGTGGCAGTGCTTGGGGGCTGTCATGGCTGATTTTGCAGATGTCGCAAGTGACTTAGAACAAGACCGCTTAAATCACTCTCTTGCAGAACGAGTGAATTTTCATGGGGAAAGTGAAGACTTTTGCATGAACTGCGGCAATGAAATTCCACCCCAGCGTCGCGCATTGGGAAACGTAAAACTCTGCATCGACTGCCAAACGCATCTAGAGAGCAATTCAAAACATTATCGCTGAGGTGAACCATGGAACGCTTTGAAGAATTTACAGAATTTCTTGCTTCAACTGCACTTTATGCGGAACTGAACAAGGAGTTCACCACATTCGAAATTTTTGAAGTGACTAAAGGCAAATTTGAAATTCAAGTAGTTCAAGACACTTATCAGCGTTTTTTAAAACAGCACATAACAAGCTTAAAACGCAGTCAGTTCAATAAAGATTTAAACCAATTAATCAGCGGTGATTACACCTTAGTGCGTAAAGCGACTTAAACAACATAGAGGAAAAACAGCATGAATGTACAAGTTCAAATCCCCGAAGGCTACCTCATGGACAGCAAAGGCCGTCTTGTACCAGAGGCTAGCATCAAACCTATTGATATTGAACGTGACGCACTAGTCGTTCGCCTATGTGAAGATGCAAAGAAAAAACAGCAAGAACTTCGCGATTTTAAAGCCTTAGCTTTCGGAGATATCGCGGCGTTTATTGATCTTTCTAATGAGAAATATGAAGTCCAAATTGGCGGAAGCAAAGGAAACATCACATTACATAGCTTCAATGGCCAATACAAAATCGTTCGTCAAATTCAGGATTCAATCCGTTTTGATGAGCGCCTGCAGGCAGCCAAAGTTCTTATTGATGAATGCATTCAGTCTTGGTCTGCAGACTCCAACGACCACATTAAAGTCCTGATCAATGACGCATTCCAAGTGGATCGTGAAGGCAAGATTTCTACTGGCCGCGTACTTGGTCTGCGCCGACACAACATTGACGATCCGAAGTGGATTCAAGCAATGGAAGCCATTAGCGACAGCATCAAAATTGTCGATAGCAAAAGTTATGTGCGTTTTTACGAACGCGATAAAGAAGGCAAATATCAGCCCATTTCTCTTGATTTTGCCAACGTTTAAAACCCCAACCTTAAAAAGGAAACAACCATGAACAAATCTGAACTAATCAAACAAATCGCAGAACGTGCTGGCCTGACTCAAGCGCATGCAACAACAGCGCTACAGGCTTTTGAAACCACGGTAATTGATGAATTGGCTAATGGCCGTGAAGTTGCGCTAATTGGCTTCGGCACATTCAAAGTGACTGACCGCGCAGCCCGTACTGGCCGTAACCCGCAAACAGGCGCAGAGATTCAAATCGCCGCATCAAAAGTCCCAAGTTTCAAAGCTGGAAAAGCACTTAAAGAGGCGGTGAATTAAATGATTGAGCAACTCACAAGCGAAGAATCAAAAGTTATTGAAACTATTGCGTATCTAAAAAATTGGTTTGAATCAGGTGTTAACACGATTAATGGAGCCGCCGATTCAGATGCCCAATCAGTAAAGCTCCAAGGTGGTGATGGCAAAGATGATATCGAAATTACTGGACGGGATAAAAATATGTTTCTTGCTGGCCTAAAAACAGCAGGTTCACTTTTTGGAAAATTCCCAATTTCAATTGATACACCAGAAGGCCCATTTGAAATAACCACTGACTCGAAGCGCTTAGAGTTTTTAGTTCAAAACCGCTTCCGTGTTGAGAAGTGGAATACAGGCCCTAACCGCATCGAATACTTTGTCTATAACGATGAGGATGAAGTTATTGCCCAAGATTTCACACATCGCGATGCAATTGATGAGGCTATGAAAACTTACTTAGAAGCCTAAGCGAAACACAGGCATCCGTGCCTGTGTCTGCCAGATGTCGTGATCTGGTACTGACGAGCAGCGAGATAGAACAATGATTGAAATTAAAGATTTAGACAAATTGCCGCCTGAAGTGGTGATCAGCATTGGAGAAACTTCATGAATAAAAAAACAGTAATTGAAAAAATTAAAAAGTGTTTGGCGTTGAGCAAATCAGCTAACCAGCATGAAGCGGCGGCTGCTTTACGCCAAGCCATGGCCTTCATGGAAAAATATAAAATTGATGCTGATGATCCAGAGCTTCTAGGCATTGCTGAAGCATCTATTTTAGGTAGCGGCTCGCAAAAGCCAACTGTGTTTGAAGCAGTACTTGCAAACTCAATTGCGAAAATGATGGGCTGCAAAGTTATTCTCAGTGGAGATATCAAAGTCACAAAAGATTTGTATTTTAAAAAAGTAGTCGCGTGGAAATTTATTGGTTTTGATCCAGCACCAGAGATTGCCAGCTATGCATTTGATATTTTGTTCCGTCAGCTTAAAAAGGCTCGCAGCGTTTTTATTTCAGAAAATCTAAAACGTGTACAGATCAAAGCCAATAAAGTGAAACGCGCAGATCTATTTTGTGAAGGTTGGGTACTAGAAGCCACGAAACTGGTCTCAGACTTAAATCCTGATAAAGAGAAAATGGATCAAATTCATGCCTACGTTCAGCAAAAGCATACAGTTCGTAATAGCGAGCCTACTGACCGTAATAAAAAGACAAACACCCATACAGACCGCGCTCAAAATGACCTGCATGCAGGCCGACAGGCTGGAAAGAACGCTAAATTAAATAATGCTATGAATGGCGGTGCTCCAATGGAAAAACTGGGAGTCGGCTCATGATAGATCTGCCTGTAATGGAACTTACTGAGGTTGAGAAACGCATTATATTAGAACGTCGCGCTCAAGAAGCACACATTGCAAAGACAGATGCTTTTCGAGAAAAGGCGCTCTATGTTGCGAATAATTTTTTGATCTGGACTTACAAAGAAGGCTACGCCCCAACGTTCTCAATATTTGTTAATGACTTTTGCTATCAAGAAAAAGACTGTCAAACCATGTATGAGGCAGTGAAGAAAATCTGGGATTTAGTGCATACCTTGGAAATTCCAATGGAGAAAAATCATGTCTGAGCTTTTTAATTGGATTGTTACTTTGGCATATTTTGCCGTGTTTATTATGGGGCTAGTTGGCTGTTTTAAAGATGCAAAGCTGTCTTGGATTACACGCAATAACGCGGGTTTAACAATATTTGAAAAACGTGCGTATAAGCTAAAAGCTGGAGCTTCATTGTCGCTGGCATTCCTAGCAATTTTAGGTTTACTTCAAGCAATGGCGGGAGTTTGATATGGCTAAATTCAATAAAAAAACCAAATTGATCCAGCTCATTCATGTTGGTAAAAACCAGCTTGGTTTAGATGATGACTTGTACCGCGAAGTACTTGAAAGTTGCACTGGTAAAACCAGTTCAAAGCTGCTAAATATTGCGCAATTAGAAGCGGTACTAGACCGCATGAAACGACTTGGCTTTCAGGTTGAATCCAAAGGTAAAGCTGGAGTTAAAAATCTTGCAGATGATGCGCAAAGCAAACTGATTCGCCATCTCTGGCTCCAGCTGCACAGCGCAGGCCAAGTGCGCAACAGCAGTGAAAAAGCTTTAGCTAAATTTGTTGAAAATAAAGTCGGTGTAAGTGCGCTTCAATTTTTAAGCACCAAGAATGCAGACATGATCATCACGCACCTGCGCCAATGGTGCAAACGCTGCGGTATAGAACGCCTAGACCCAGCCTAAAAAAGAAAAGCCCGTGACTGCAATCACGAGCTTTTCAAAATCCAACAACCATCCCGCCAAGGACGATTTAAGCAACTATAACATAGTATTTTATGAGGTAAAACTATGGCTTATCGTCCACATATCACAGACGCCGCCCAAGTCTTTTCTGATGAAGAAATCATCAGCTTAATGCCTAGAAATTTTTCATTTGTAGCGCAGTTATTAGGTGCTGAGGCCTCATTGCATCTAATCGAAGCATTCGGCGGCACTCGAGTTTTTATTCCAGCTCACCACGCTATCAATGTTAATCACGCTATTACTCACGCAGTAGGCTTAAAATCGCTTCAGCGCCTAGCTGAGCAACTGGGTAAAACATATATCGAAGTACCAATGGGTACGCCAATTACGATAGCTATGCGCAATAGAGCTGTACGTGATGCATCAAAGAAAGAATCAAATGCAAAGCTTGCACGTCGCTTTGGGCTGACCCTTAGATCAATCCGTTCAATCTTAAGCAGCGAAGAAAAAATTAAGAGCAACGTAGATAAAAATTATGATCTATTCGCAAACTAA